TGTCTTGTAAATTAACTGGTGGATATTTTAAAATGTTTTCGAGCAGTTCAATCGTACTGTGTTTTTTGTTATATCGGTGTGTATATTCCCTACCAAGCTCGGTGAACAGCGTGTACAGCCAGTTGTAGTGCTGAGAAGAAGAACGAGCCCACACAGCACTAGGATGGTGATAATGTACTGCTTTGTAAATTGTTGCTTCTTCATTTGGATTTTCTAGTCTGTATCTTTGTACTCGTCTGCCTGTTTTTGATTTTGCTTCATACTTAACGCCATCAATCATTCGTTTTGCTGTAGATAATAACTGAGCATATTCGACAATCATTTTAACAACGTGCTTATCAACATGAAGTTCGGCACACACTTTAGGATCATTATGTAAATAAAATATATTCATATCAGTATTATATCAGTTTAATTCTCTTTTGTCAACCCCCTTGATTCCTTGCATAAGGGATTGTAGTTTATCCATCCATATTCTTTTGAAATCTGGATCTTCAGCACTTTGATGTGCCTTCCATAAGTTTGCGGCTCTTTGCCAAAATAAATCCATATTATAGTTCATATACACCTCTCAAATTATATTGTATTATTTCTTTTACTAGTTCAACATATGTAGGTTTACTAGCATATTTCTCTAGATAGTTTGCCAATTCTAGTGAATCATTGACACCGTTTGCTCTCGCCTCTCTTAATTCTTTAAAGGCATGAACATTGTTTAGTATATGTAAATAGTCAACAACACTTTCACATTTGCTACTATACATTTTTACACCCCACCCTGGCCATTTTTTCCACGGTATAGGTAGTAAGTAAGGTTCGTCTTTATTCCATGTTCTAATACCAAATAGATTATTACCTTCATTAGCAAATCTAGATTTACCCCAACCAGTTTCGATAACTGCCTGAGCGATAATTAGTTCATTAGGAATTTGATATTCTGGTTCTATACTTTTATACAAATAATTAATACAACCATTTAATGACTTCACAAATTGTTCGTTTGATGAAGTATTAATATCTGGTAAACTATATGTTTTTTCAACTACTTTGTGAACACCGTACTCTAAATTAATTGTTTGATAACTTACAGATTCTACAGCAGGATTTTCAATCCATTCTTCTATATTATTGTATTCAACTCTTTCTGTTCCTGTTTCTGATCCGAAATCAGGACAACCATCATCTGTACATGGTTTATCTGAACAGGCATATACAAATAAGTATAAGCCTGAAATTGTTAATATTATTGAAAAGTATTTCATAGTAATTTTTTCAACTCTTTTTTAGTTGCATAAGGTTTATGTAATTTACAAGTGAACCATCTAAAATTTGGTTCAGGTGTAGCAGGACCTTGAAACATACCATTTGTTCCATGTTCATTGGTCGCCTCTGCATAAATTAGTTTTTTCATAAACAAAGAAAGAGCAGCGTCATACTCTTTACAAGGTTTATATTGAGACCTAATTCGTTTAGGTGTTTCATAGATACCTCTACGGTTGTCTATGATTCCTTGTAGTATCTTTTTTTCGTATCTATTTAATTTCAAAATGTAGCCTTTCGTTATTATTTATTGTCCATAATTCATCGGTACTGGTGCACCGTTGTGAGTGTAAACCTTAACACCAGGTTTACCTTTTTCTTTTGTTAGTCTAGTTCTTGTTTTCATATGTTTTACATAACTAGAATTGACATCAAAATGCCAAGATAGTTGTTCTTCTTGCATTGGAAACACATGGTCATTATCTCTTAATTCTGGTTTTAAAAACATATAATATTGAAAAGCAAGGTCTTCGGTTGCAAACCAAACAACACCTTGTATCTCTAAAATTTGTGGGTGGTCACCATGTGATTTGCCATTTTTGTCAGCAAAAGAAACCATACAATACATATTATCAGCAGGATTATTACTCATGTTATCTTTCATATACAGCAAAACTTGTTGCATTATTCATGTGCATAAAAGACGGATTTCTTTTATAAGTATCGGTAGATGAGCCACGATATCTAATTCTTAATTTTAATTTATATTTTTTGATAAGATTTTTAACAAACTGTAAATGTTTGATGTCAATTCTTTTCATAAGATTTGTTTCATCACCCTTAGGATAATAAAAAGCAATCTTTTCATCAAACATATTTTCATAAAGAATTACGGCAGAATCCCATTCTTCACAATTGTTTAGTCTTTTTGTTAGTTGTTTAATCATAATATAGTCTTTCTTTTTTGTTATTATACTTATATAATACACTAAAAAGACATAGATTGCAAGCATTATTCCAATAAAAATGGCACAAAAAACCCTTGTTTTCTGCGCTTTTGTGAATTATTCCACATAAAAAAACCCTTATAAATCAACGATTTAGAGTGTGCCTAAAGTGTTGAAAAATAAGGGTTTTAGAGGGTTAAAACTACTCTTTTTTCATGAAATTGTCATTCCAATTGAATGCTTCTTTCACTAGATTAGCAGTAAAGCCTTTGTATTTGTTATTGACTTTTTTGTTTACAACTGCTACTAAAAACTCTGCTTCTTCAGCAGATAGTCCTTCTAACATTTGAACAAAAAGCACTTCTCTTTTGTTTTGTGATAATGTATTGTCGCCACCTTTTGTAAAAAGATATAGTCTTTTTGCTTCTTGTTGTAAAATAGTATGCTCTGTTCCTACAGGAGCGTCATTTACTTCATATGGAATATCATCACCTTTTGGTAATAACCATTCGATATTAGGATCAAAAGCACCTTTTAAAACTTGTCTTAAAGCTACTGAATCGTGGTCTTTAAGTACTTTAAGTTTTCTTGGTTTGTCTTTAGCATTATTTACTTTAACAGCAATCTCACTCATTAAAGGTGGTGTAGCTCTGCCGGCGTCTGCCATTGCTTGCATTCCTCTTTTGTTTGCTAATGCTGGATGGGATTGTGTTGGCTCGCCTTCTTGACTTGCAATTGAGCCATCTGGGTTTCTTCTTATTATAACCATTGTTTTCTCCTTAACAGTTCTTTCAAAGTTAAAATTCGTCTATAACTTCGATTAAAGTTTTAAGTTTTTTGTTTATAAAGTAACCAAGTATTTTATCTCTACTTGCCACCTTGACATTCAAAAACTCATTATTAATTTTCTCCTCAAGTTCATGAGGTATACAACTTAAATCAATTAGTTTTCGATTTCGGTCGTAATTCTTTTGTTCTTCTTCGGTAAAGGTCATAAAAACTTCCTCTACCCAACTATTTATCTTTTTTTTACTTAAAGGTTTTTGTCGTCTACCTTCAATGAACACATTATCGTCTGATAATACATTTGGTATACCATCACTTCGGTCACCTCTTAATATGTGTTCTTTAATATATAGACTTGGATTTTCACCTTTACCTACAAATTTATTCAAAACAGGATTAAACTGTTTAACATTAGGCCCATGTAATTGTATAAAATCTTTATCACCAGATAATATTAACACCTTCTTTTTACGTTCAGGTGCAATAATTTTTTTTGTCTTTTTTATTAATGTGGCAATTATGTCATCAGCTTCTGCTGTTTCAATTTGAATTACTTTGTATGGTAAAAATGTTTTAATCTCATCTTTGATATTATGTAGTATAGTAAATATGGCATCCCAATCATGGTCTGATTTTTCACGATTTGCTTTTCTACCTGCTTTGTAATTAGGAAATACTTCTCGTCTCCATACATTTTTACTATCACAAGCAATTACCATATCACCATACTCTTTTCTAAATTTTTTATTATGAGCTCGAAGTGAATTTAGAACCATATGTCTAACAAGGTCCTCTGATAAAGGTTCTGTGTTTCTACTGTTTAATTGAACCATTAGGTTCGATATCATTATTTGATTGAGGTCTACGATAATCATTGTATGAATGCCTTTAATATTCCTGTAAACAATAAAGTTGCCAAGGCACCATTTAGTAATATCAATGCCCTATCATGCCATAGGTATCCAACCCAAAACCAACCTAATGTTCCTACGAAACTAAAATATAAATCAAAGGTATGAAATCCCCCAGCTGCCCTAAAACAAACTGCCAAGAGTATGAATACACTTGCTACCCATTTGACATACCATGATAAGTCAAATTTAGGGGTGATTTTTTTAAATACTCTAGTAGAGTTTAGTGCTTTGATTTTGTCGTCTAACTTGTCTTTGTATGTCATAATAATATTATATCAGGTTATTGACCTGATGTCAAGCATTAATCCAATTTAATATCTGGATCAAATTGTATATCTAATTCTTGTTGTCTTTTATTTTCTTCTTGTTTAGTTTCTTTTTGTTTTTTAGTCATAAGTTTACCATAGTTTAAATCGGTAACTTTTCTGCCGTCTTTAAGTGTATGAATTTTAGCAATAGAATCAGCAATAGTCTGCATTGGATGTTTTCTACCAAAGTCTCTTTTAAGTAAAGATTTTATAGCCTCAATAACTATCGCCAAATCTCTTAAAAAAATATCATGTTTTGTATCTACAACATTTTCTTGAAGTACATGAATAATATCTAAAATTAAATTTTCAGTTATTTGTTCAACAAACTTTTCTTCTTTTATTTGTCTTGCTTCATCCTCTGATAATTCAGGTCTTGTAGGTTCGCTGTTGTAAACAACCCTATGTGCTGGAAATTTTATTAACTTGCCCATGATTTTCTCTATCTAATCTTTCTTGTTTTGCTCTTCGTGATTCTTTAAGACCAATGTTAAGCATTTCTTCTTGCTTAGGCCATTCTTCATGAAAGTATTTTATCTTCTTTTCTTTTGTAGTTCTCTTTTTATCCATGAGACCGCTTGATATGATGTAGGTTTTCTAGTGACCATTCTTCTTATTGCTTTATATACAGATGGATTGACATCTTCAGCAGGTTTATTATTGTCAACAACAATAAAATTTTGTGTGCCAAATATTCTTTGCAACTTACCTATATTCTGTTGTACTTGTTTATGATTTGATATAACAATAGCGTCTGGTACTTTTCTTGCTCTCATTTGATTTCTTTTAAGAGCAACTTCTAAACTTGTATTTACAAAGACCATATGAACATCATAGCCGATATGTCTCATAGTGTTTGCTTCTTGTTCTATTCTTGCAACATCCCTTGCTGTGCTGTCTAATATGAGACCTAAACGACCTTCTAATGCAAGTTTTAACTGTACACCAGTTCTTGCTTTTGCTTTTGCTCTTATCTCATCACGCCTCGCAATCTCTTTGGCATCCTGTGTTGCCATATTTAAAGACATCTTTTCTTTTTCTAAGGCTCTAGAAAATGCGTTATCACTATTGATAATCTTTAATCCCATACCTGATAATGTTCTTTCAGATACCCACGATTTGCCTGAACCAGGACCGCCTGCTAAAAAGAATGCTTTGAATATATTAGGATCATATACACCTTCTTTGATGTATTGTTGAAAATCTATCATACTACTATTTATGTATTTGTGTTAAATTTTTTCACCTTTAAAATTTATCTTGCCTTCATTAATAAAGTGTTCTTTTAACTCGTTATAACCACCTATATGTGTACCGTTCATGACGATTTGTGGTATAGTTCTAACTTGTTTTCCTAACGCTTTATATAATTCATCAATAGATAAATCTTTGGTAACAATCTTTTCCTCATACTCTAGGCCAAGAGTTTTTAGTAAATGCTTGGCCTTTTCGCAATAAGTACAGCTTGGTTTACTGTAAACTGTAATCATTTATAGAACCTCCTCGATGGCATTTTCTGCCAGTTCATCTATATCAACATCATTATTTGCATTTTCAGCAATATATTTTGCCAATCTGTTGGCGTCACCGACACCCATTTTTAAACCAATATAAACTCTATATTGACCAACTGGTGTTTCATATACTGCTTTCTCCCATGTTTCATAACCTTGAACCATAGTCTTTGCAATAACATTGACAATTGTGCTTTCAATTTTTGAAGCAACTTCTTTGTTAGTATTTGAACCAATCTCTGTAATATATAGTTCAGTTCTTTGATTCATTTCGCCTTGCAACTGGTCAGCAAGAGCTGCTTTCGCAATCATTGTTGCTTTCTCAATTGCTAATTGTAAATCAGGACTTGTTCCTTGACCTACGGCATAGATATACTTGTCAGCATCCCTATTTAGTATGATACCGTCATCAATTTGTGCGTCAATATACCATTGTGGCACTTCATTTAAAAGACGATTATCTTTTACATTTGCTTCTTGTTTTACTTTATAAGTTTGACTACAATTTGCCAAAAGTATAGACATCAAAGCAATTAGTATAACTTTCATCATGTATTTACTCCTTCACTTCCGTTATAACATTATGACCTATTTCCAAGATTTTTGCTAAATTAATAACCTCGGTAAAGTCGTTCCAATGAATTGTTAAAATAACTATACAAGTTATTGTAACTAATAATTTAAACATTATTTTTTCACTTCCCAAACACCATTTTCACTTAAACAAATCATCCCTGGTGTTTTAAAAGGATGGTCTGGTCTTGCATACTGCCTACAATAAGCAGGCGTAGTTAAGTCTGCATAATAAAATTGTGCGAATAGTTCCCAATAATTAGGGCCATCATATCCGTCTTGACATTTTAATACTTCTTCTTTTACTGTTTGTGTTATTAGACATTGTGAGTCTAAACATTTTTGTGTAGTTACAACTTTTATCATACAAGGATTATCATTTAACCATTTTGATTTCTCACCTGCAAGAACATAGTTTGATATTAGTAAAAATGTTATTAGTAATAACATAGAATATATTGTTGGTTTCCAAGGGTCTTGCATTACGAATTTGTACTTTCTGTTATCTTCCAACGACCATCTGGTAATTGGCATACTGTTCCTGTTTCACTTTCTCTTGATATACCATTCATTGGCCAAGAGTGTTCGATACTAATAACTGACTCATAGTCTCTGCACCTAAAGTTATTGTTTACATAAGTTCTATTGATTGTAATAGAACCCCAATTACCATTAGCAGAATTACCCCAATTTGTATGGGATCTTTTACCTGGTGCTGTGTTTAGTGTATCTACAAAAATTGCTGTGTGTGTATTCATATCAGTTTGATAAAACATTGTTGAACCCCACATGGCACCTATAACAGTACAGGCGGCTGTTAGTTCAATATTTGTACTTAATAAAGTTCTACAAGTTGTATATCCTGTAACTGCACCCACACCTGTTCCCATATGTGTTGCAACTTGTTTTTGACTACAACCAGTTAGTAATATTAATAATACTAATACTCTAATCATCTACCTATATCCTTAATACCACTTCTAGGTATAACTTGATACGCACCTTTATTGTAAGCAGGAGCAACTGTAAACTTTTTAGATTCTTCTAATCGCCAATTGCTATGAGGTTTTGTACCACCTGTTTTTGTAGGAACTCTATCAGTAGAAATAGAATGCCTTACTGTTTGAGTAACAAGAGGCTTGCCTACTTCCCACCAGTTAGGTATAACTCTGAAATTTCTTTTACTAATTTTTCTGTCTGGATCAATACCTAGACTAATTAAATATTTTCTGTGTTTACGTCTTGCCTCTAATAATTCAGGTGTTAGAGGTAACTTGTTTCGTTTTTTCTTCTTAAATGATGTATAATATAAACCCATAATATCTCTTATTATATACTAATATGATGAATTAGTCAAGCTGTTTGTAAACTTTGGCATAAAATCATGTTTAAAAAACTGTCTGCCATTCCACTTTTGACCGTAATCTGTATATAAACTGTCATCATCTGGATAACCAGTTTTGCCATATACATCACCATAAGTGGCATAATATTCTGAACCGACTATCATATCGACACCAGAATCACCAGTAAAATTACTAGCAGTTTCTTTATAATTCTTATCACAGAATGCCTTGACTTTTTCTTTTAGTTCTTTAGAATTTAATCTCTTTAATTGAGATAATGGCACATTTCTAAAAATGGTATTGTGAGATTTAAAATAAGGGTCATATCTTTCTTCAGGATCCTTATACTCTCTCCAGTATGTTAAATGTATTGTGCCTTCTTTACTCATTACAATCCTTGTTTTTATATTCGTCTGATTGTAGAGCACATTTATAAGTCTTATCTGATTTGGCTCTTAACTCTGCTGATATACTATCTAATATAGATGGTAAATGTTTTTCAAAAGCAGATATCATTTCTAGGGAAAACATATGAGCAATTCTCTGCAACTCTGCCTCAAAAACTGATATGTCAACCGAATTGCCTTGTATTGTTTGAGTGATAACATGACCTGTAACTGCCTTGTTATACTCGTTTGCATTTACAGCTGATGAGAACCAAAAAAATAATCCCCATGCCCAAACACATAATATAATTAAAAATGTTTTCATT